GAGCCGGCGCCCATGCTGGTTGTGCAGCCCACGATTGAAATGGGCGAATCCTGGTCAAAGGAAAGACTGGCTCCGACTGTCCGCGACACGCCGGTTCTGCGGGAGAAGGTAAAGGATAGCAAGTCACGCGACAGCGGCAACACGATCTTGAACAAGCGATTCCCTGGCGGAAACATTGCCATTGCCGGCGCAAATTCGCCGGCCGGTTTGGCATCGCGTCCGCGGCGGGTTGTATTACTGGACGAGGTTGATCGTTTCCCTGCATCGGCCGGCACCGAAGGCGACCCCTGCAAACTGGCAGAGCGTCGGACAGAAACATTCTACAACGCCGTTGTAGTGCGGACGTCGACGCCGACGATCAAGAACGCCAGCAGAATCGAGGAAGAATACAACAAAACCGATCAACGAAAATGGTTTGTGCCATGCCCGAAATGCAAGAAGTCGTTTTGTTTTGAATGGTCGCAAGTGAAATGGCCGGACAAGAAACCGGAAGATGCCCGCATAGAATGCCCGCATTGCGAGTATCGCATGACCGACAAGCAGAGACTGGCCGCGATCAAGAAAGGGACTTGGAAACCAACAGCACCGTTCAACGGAGCGCGTGGTTACTTCCTAAACGGCATTTACTCACCATTCCGGCACAAGCGCGGATACAAGAACCGCCTGCACCAAATGGTTGCCGAATTCCTGAACTCGAAAGGGAACCGGACGACGTTGCAGACTTGGACGAATACCTTTTTGGCGGAAACGTGGGAAGAAGAAGCGGAGCGGGTGAGCGGCAACGTGCTGTTAAAGCGACGGGAAAAATACGGCCCCGAGTTGCCCGACGAAGTTTTGTGCCTGACCGCCGGCGTCGACGTCCAAGAAGACCGACTGGAAGTTGAAATTGTCGGTTGGGGCGAAGGTTTCGAAAGTTGGGGCGCGCGTTACGTTGTGTTGCCTGGTTCACCACTACAACCAGGCGTTTGGGACGATCTGGAAGAACTATTGACGACGAAATTCCAGACCGTCGGCGGCTATGCGTTGCGCGTGAATGCGGCTTGTATTGACTCAGGAGGCGGCAAGGGAACCGATACGGCCGTTTACAAATACACAAAGCCGCGATCGACCAGGCGCATTTTCGCAATAAAGGGCAGCAGCAGCAGAGGCGTCCCGATCGCGTCCAGCAAACCCAGCTACACCAACCGGGGCCGCGCGCCGGTTTACCGCGTAGGAACGGACGAGGCAAAGCGTTGGCTATTCTCGTCCCTGAAGATCACCGAACCCGGTTACAACTATCTGCATTTCCCCGCAAACGACGAATACGACCACCGATATTTTCAAATGCTCACCGCGGAGGAACAGCGGGTTAAGATTCACAAAGGGCGGCGTGTTCTGGATTGGCACCAAATCCGGCAGCGAAACGAAGCTTTGGACTGTCGCGTTTACGCCCGCGCCGCGTTGGACATTCTTAACCCGAACTGGACGCAGATACGGAAAAACCGAACGAAACCGGAGAAGGAGAAGAAACCCGCGAAAACCTACGCTTTGAAATCACGCGGGGAAGCTTCAATGCTGCCCCAGAAACCCCAACAACAAGAACCACAAACCAAAGAACCGACGAAGCGCAAGAAACCGCGGCGGCAACCGCGGAATGCGAAGAATTGGGCAACGAGCTTATGAGAAAGGCAAAACATTGATCTGGGGCATCGGAACCGGCCGTTGCGGCACGAAGTCGCTTTCAAAAATCCTTGGCGGGTTGCATGAGCCGCGACCCTGGCCGTTGCAGCGGGCAGCGTATCACGCGCGCTGCATTTCCACTAAGGAAGACGAAAACATTTTGCGCGACGTATTGCGGGAGCGGTTGGCAATGGACACGCCGGCCGTTGTCGATTTGCACCAGTCCTTTTGTATAGACGTCATCGAAGAAATCGACCCGACCGCGGAGTTTGCTTTTATCGCTCGCAACCCCGCTTTGTGCGTTTCGTCGTTTTTGACCGTCGGCGGATTCACCGAACAAGACAAGTTTGGCGAATACAAGGCGCAACCTCGGATTGGTTTTGCTGGGGAAACCCGCCTGGAGCGCGTAATTTTTCATTGGGTTTACACGAACACGCGGATCATGGCGCATTTGAGACGCACCCGCCGGCCGTTTCGTTGCTGGTTGACTGAGGATATGGGGGAAACGTGGGAAAACCAGTATCCGGCGCACCTAAAAACCGACTTTTCGAAGGAGGAGGCCGCTTTACTCATGGAAGAATGCGCTTCCACCTGGAACGAATTACGCGAATTTATCCACGCACACCGTGCGTAAGTATGAGTAACGCGTTGCAAAATCAGAAGATTGAGCCAAAATGCGACAGTCTAGCGAACGAATCCGCCAAATTTTGACGATCAAATGTCCGTAACAAGACCGACCGAACCGCCGGCAGAGATTCGCGCAGGCTCGACCCTATGGTGGAGCGCATCTTATGGCGATTTCCCAGCTTCCACTTGGACGCTAACCTATACGTTACGTGGACCGGCGAAATATACGATCACCGCGACCGCAAGCGGCGATACACACCACGTTGACGTTGTGCCGGCGACGACGGCCGCTTATCTCCCAGGAAATTATACATTGCTTGGGGAATTCACGGACGGGACTGACGTTTATCCGCTGCCGGAAGGTCCGAGTCGTTTTGTTATCACCGAGGATTTGGCGCAATCCAGTAGCGCGTTTGATGCGCGAAGTTGGAACGAGCAGATTGTCGACGCAATCAAGGCGGTCATCGAAGGCCGGGCAAGTCGCGTAGAAGAAAACTACGAAGTCGGATTTGCCGGGCATTCTCAAAAACTTTCCCTTCTGAGCTTTGAGGAACTGAACGAAGCATTGCGTTTTTACGAGGCGCGCGTCGACGCCGAGAAACGCCGGGAAGCAGTTGCAAAAGGAAAATCCGCCGGCAGACAGATCGTGACGCGTTTTGTGAACCGTTAATTAAGACAGGATGAAATACAAAAACACGTTCAAGAACTGGCCCGCGCGCGCCCGTGACCCGCAGGACATAACATGGGCAGCGTCGCGGCGTTTTTCACACGCCCCGAAACCGCCTAAAACCGTTCAACCGAAGGTCCGTATTCCGCGCGCGCGCCAGTTCGATGGGGCAGAAAGTTCCACAATCCTGAACGATTGGAGCAGAGACGGGATTTCCTGCGACGCCGATCTGTTCGACGCCGCCCAGGATTTGCGCGCGCGCGCAAAAGACCTTTGCCAGAATAACCAATACGCGAAGCGTTTTCTTCGATTGCTTGAAACAAACGTTGTCGGACCCGATGGAATCCGCTTGCAAATGGCAAAGAAGCGCAACGACGGGACGCCTGATAAACTTGTCAACGACTTGATAGAAGCAGGTTGGAAGGACTTTCTAAACCGGGAAAACTTCACCGTCACAGGGACTGTTCCAGGCGTTGCCGGGCAGAACCTGATGATTAAGGGAGCCGCCAGAACCGGCGAAATCCTATTGCGGAAAGTTTCCAGTTTTCGCCACAACCGGCACAAGTTTGCGATCCAATTCATCGACCCCGAAAGGCTTGACCACTACAAAAACACAACTCTGTCGAACGGGAACATTGTCCGTATGGGCGTAGAATTCGATCAATGGCGGCGGCCGGTTCGGTATCACTTCCGAGAGAATACAAGGGACTGGTCGCTCCCCCATTGGGAGCCGGTGAAAAACAACAGCAACGAGTTTTCATTACCGGCAAGCGAAATTATCCATGCGTTCGTTTCCGACTACGAAGAACAGACCCGCGGTTATACCTGGTTCCACGCCGCCATGAAGCAATTGCGGCACCTGGGCAAGTATCAGGAAGCCGCAATCGTCGAAGCCCGCGTCGGAGCGGCGAAAATGGGCTTTTTCAAGCCGGAACGCGACGCGAACGGCGAATACGTGGGCGACGACGAACTGGACGACGGAACGCTTGTTTCCGAGGCATCCGCGGGAAGCTTCGAAATCCTGCCAAAAGGCTATTCTTTGGAAACTTGGAATCCAGGCTCACCTAACCGGGAACATTCCGACTTTTCAAAAGCAATGCTGAAGGGCATTTCCGCCGGTTTGTGCGTTTGCTACCCGTCATTGGCCGCCGATCTGGAAGGCGTCAACTATTCCAGCATCAGAGCCGGGTTGATCGAGGACCGCGACGGATACCGTATGTTGCAAAACTTCCTGATCGATTCCGTAATGAAGGACGTTTTCCAATCCTGGTTGGAAGTTCAATTAACACATGACGCCGTGTTGCCGAATTTCCTGACGCAATCGCGTTTTCAGGACGTCAACAAGCCGAAGTTTGAAGGCAGGGCGTGGGAATGGGTTGACCCGCAAAAGGACATTAAGGCGGAAATCCTGGCAATCGACAATGGAATCAAGTCGCGCCAACGCGTGCAGCGGCAAATGGGAATCGACCCGGAGGACGAAGCCGCAGAAATCGCCGCAGACTCGTTTGTTCCCAAGACCGCACCGCCGGCCGCAGCACCCGCAGCGGAAGCGGACGACGACGAAGAAGAATTTGACAAATCGTAACTAAGTGTTACTCATGCTTTAGATACGCCGGACGCCTGACCCGCCGAAAGCGTTCTGAAATTGCGACCTGACCCGTTGCATTCAGTTCTCTGAAACGCCAGAGAGTCACGATAACAAACGTTTTGTGAATGATTCCCCGCGTGGGAGTCGCTGAATGTAATGAGCGCGAGAAAAATTCAAGATCAGGTTGCCGGGGAGGTTTTCCACCGGGAAGGCACGTTTGACCGCGGCACCAACGACGAGGAACAGCGCACGGTTGAACTTTCCTTTTCATCGGAAACTCGCGTTCCCCGCTACTTCGGAGCCGAAATACTCGACCATTCCAGCAAATCGGTCGACCTGACCCGCCTAAACGATTCCGCCCCACTTCTTTTGAACCACGACCCTGACCAACAAGTTGGCGTCGTTGAATCCGCCCGAATTGATTCCGAGGAAGGCAAAGGCCGCGCCGTTGTTAGATTCTCCAGAAGCCAGCGGGGCGAGGAAATTTACCAGGACGTTCGCGACGGCATCCGCAAAAACGTTTCTGTCGGCTACCGCATCAACGAACTGGTCTTGGAGAAAGCCGACAAGACCGAGGAAACGTATCGCGCGACCAGTTGGACGCCCATGGAAATTTCCCTGGCGTCAATACCCGCCGATCAAACCGTTGGCGTCGGACGCGCCCAAAACCTTTCAAAACCCCAAGAACCCATCAAAACAATGGACAACGAACAAACCCAACCGGCGCCGGCCGCATCGCCGGCGGTTACTCCCACACCTGAAACGGACACCCGCAGCTTCGGAAACGGCGCACAAGTCACCGTTGACGAAAAGCAGGTTCGCGCCCAGGAGGCACGTCGAACCGCCGACATCATCGCCGGCGCGCGCAAGTGGAACATCGACGCCGACGTTGTCGACAGCTACATCCGCGACGGCAAGAGCGTCGCGCAGTTCAACGAACTGGTCATGTCGACGCTCGAAAGCCGCAACCAGCCAACGCCTTTGGGTGACGGCGGAATCGGCCTGTCCCGCAAGGAAGCGAAGCAATGGAGCTTTGCCCGCGCGATCCGCTCCGTTCTGAACAATGGCCGCGTCGACGGTTTCGAGCGCGAGGTTTCCGACGAGGTTGCCAAACGTTTGGGACAAGATCCCGCCGGTTTCTACATTCCGACGGACATTCCCCACGAACAGCGCGCTTTGACTGCCGACACGGCGTCAACGGGCGGCTACCTGGTCGACGACGACCTGCGCACCGGCTCGTTTATCGAGATTCTGCGCAACAAGATGAAGGTGAAGGAACTCGGCGCGCAAATGCTGACCGGCCTGACCTCCAACGTCACCATTCCGACCCAGGAAACGGCCGCCACCGCCGAAGTTGAAAGCGAAAACTCGCAGTTGACCGGCAGCAACCCGACGTTTGGACAGAAGACCCTTTCGCCGCACCGCATCGGCGCGAAGGTTCCGATTTCCAAGCAGTTGATCCAGCAGTCCGGCACCAACGTTGAGCAGATCGTGCGTAACGACATCGCCCAGGTGATCGCCCTGGAGGTCGACCGCCAATGCTTGCACGGCAACAGCGGCACCGCCGGCGAGATCATCGGACTCGCCAACACGAACAACATCAACACCGTCACCTTTGGCGCAACCGCGACCTGGGCGAAGGCGATCGAGTTTGAAACCGACGTCGCCGCCGCCAACGGTGACATCGGTTCAATGGCCTACCTGGCCGACGCCGCCACCCGCGGAGCTTGGAAGGGAATCAAGAAAGACGCCGGTTCCGGCATCTTCATCTGGGAAAACAACATGGTGAACGGCTACCGCGCCGAGGTTTCCCAACAGGTGAACGGTTCCGTTGTGTTCTTCGGAGTCTGGAATCAACTCCTGATCGGTGAATTCGGCGCCATTGACGTCGTTGTTGACAACCTGACCCTGGCCGACAAGCACCAAGTTCAGTTGGTTGTGAACTACCTGTCTGACATGGTTGTTCGCCAACCCGCCGCATTCAGCGTCTCGACCGATTCCGGCAACCAGTAAGCCGACGAAGCCGGGACTGTTCTAGGGCAGTCCCGGCCGTCGACTTGAAAACCAAAATTCAAGCACCCCGAACCCAACAAAAAAATGGACGCAGTACAGAAAACCACCACATCCGAATTGCTCGCACCCGCACGGCAGACGTCGACGGCGACCAGCACCGCGTTTGATCTGACCGACTACGAAGGACAGGTTCGCATCACCGCGACCTGGTCCGCAGGCGGCGGAACATCTCCCACGCTCGACGGCAAAATTCAGAGCGCGACGACCAGCGGCGGCAGTTATGCCGACGTTTCCGGCGCGACCTTCACGCAAGTCACCGACGGCGCAGACTCGACCGAGAGTATTCTGGTTGACACCCGCGTTGCCAACGGATTCATCAAATACGTTGGCACCATCGCCGGCACTTCGCCCACCTTTGACGGCGGCGTGGTGATTACCGGCGAAAAGAAGGTCAAATCCTGAGCGTTAAGCGCGCTTAAAATCCGCCTGTTATGGCCGCACCTGTCACGCTTCTAGACCGGATTGCCCTGGACGCAAGGGGCATTTTCGGTCTGGAAGCTGACGGCGGCATCGAGGCGACCATAACGCCGAACGGAGGAAGCGCAGGCCCAGTCCGCGGAACGTTTCGCAACGGTTCCGAGGATTTAGACCCCGGCGGGACCGCAGTTATCGACGGTGGCCCTGTTTTCGTATGCAAGGCGTCGGACGTTTCTACCGTCATTCGCGGCGATTCCTGCGTTATCAATTCAACAACCTATTACGTCACCAAAAAGGAAAGCACAGGCTACGGGACAGCGGTTCTGTTTCTTTCCGAGGACGACGTTTAACGCATGGCCGCCAATGTTTTCAAAACAATCACCAGCGCAGTTGCGACCCGGTTTGCCACGATTGCGACGTCGGCAACTTACACGCCGCCTGGTGGAAGCCCGCAGAACTACAAAACCGACGCGGGCAGCAATGTGTCGACCTGGCGCGACCTTGAGCGCGTGCCCTACACCCACGACAGCGATTTCCCCGCAATCAACGTCATGGATCAAGGCGCAGAACTCGACGGAGGAACCACCGGCGTCGCGCTGCACCACCACCGCCAAGGCTTCGAAATCTCGATTGCCGCGGGGAACATCGACACATTGCGCGATCTGGCCGGCGACATTTATGCCGCCGTTTACGACGACGAGACATGGAGCGGGACCGCATACCGAACAGACTGGGAAGGCTACAACCTTGGAATGGTTCACGCTGAGAACAAGGTTTTTGGCGGCGTCGTCCGGTTTTCCATTCTCATCAAGACCGGCCGCGGCAACCCCGAAGGAGCGTAACGCATGAAATTCGTCCCATTGAAATACAACAACAACGCCCGACCGGTCGCTGAAATCCTTTTGCCCGTGACCGGCCGCCGCATCCAGGCCGTCGACGGGGAATCCGTTCCCGTTCCTGAGCAGGATGCTGATGTTCTCTTGCGTTCGACGTTTTGGAGTAAACCGGGAGCGCGAAAAGGCACGAAATCCGCCGCGCCCGAACTTGAAACCCGCCCAGCGAACGACATTAAAACCCGCGCCGATTCTTAAACCCCGATTGTAACCCTTAAACAAAGATTGAATTATGGCACCGCCCACCACATCCGCCGGCTTTGAAAGCACAATTGGCATTGGCGAGGAATCGACATACGGAACCGCCGTCACCGCTTCCAATTTCTTCCACCTGACCGAACCGCCCACGTTCGACTTGTCCTATCCGCGCAACCTGAAACGCACCATGGGCGGCCAGTTCACGCGCAAGACGATCAATGCGCGCAGGGAACCGAAGATTTCGTTCAACATCATCACCAGTTACGATGATTTCGGCTGGTTGCTGAAGCACGCAATCGGAGATTCCAGCGTTGCGACCTCGGGAAGCGGCCCCTACACGCACACGATCGCGGCGTCGACTATGCCGACCGGATTGACTATTGAAGCGGATTACGGGGCGGCGACGTTGACGACCGGCACCACGCCGGCGTTTACCGGCTGCATGATTGAAAAACTGACGCTGACGCAAGCGCATAGCGAATTCTTGGAAGTCGCCGTTGAATGCGTTGCGGAAGACGTTTCTTACGTTTCGAAGCAGTCCCCAAGTTACGCGACCGACAACTTCATCGATTACGCCGATTTGGGCACCGCTCAAATCAACAGCAACGCGCAATACTTGAGGAACCTGGAAATCTCAATCACCAACGATCTGCGCGCCGATCGTTTCGTCATGGGCAGCCTTGTCCGCAACGGACTGGACCGAAAGACCATGACCGTGACCGGCACCGCCGAAGTGGAATTCGATTCAATGGATGAACTGAATCTTGCCGTGAACGGAACCGACACCGCCATGACATTCACCTGGACAGGCGCATCTGGTCATTCGCTTTCAATGGTATTGAGCGGATCAAATATCATGGCCGCCAACCCGACCGCCAGCGGAGAGGACGACTACACCGTGCCTATCGAATTTGACGCCGACGGCGACGCTCTCACGGCAACGCTCATCAACGGAGACGCTTCCTACTAAACAAAAAACGCCCGACAAATCCGCCATGAAACGCGAACGCAAAAAACTGGACTTGCCCAGCGGGGCAACCGTCACAATTTGGCCGGCTTCCATGCTGGTGATTGGAGAATGCGCCCAATCCGCCAACCCTTACGATTCGGCGCGCGTAATGATCGCGCGCTGCACCGGAGATTTGGTTGTCACCGAGAACAACCGAGAACAGCGGTTTTTGATCGTCGACAAGTCGCCAGACAAATGCGCCCCAACAGAGCTTTCCGTTGACGAACTTGAATCCGAGGACCAGGCCATGCTGGCGGAAGAAATTAATTCCATTTCGACGCTCTTAAACGGGGCAGAAACGGAGGCGGCCGACGCCGACAACAAAAGCGAAGCCGAAGAAAATGCACCCGCAGCGGCGGGCAATGCTGATTAACGCCCATCGACTTGGCAGCGCATACGGAAAACTCCCCAGCGAAATACTCAACCGCCCGAACAAGTATTACCAACTTGATATTGAGGCATACCAGGTAGGAAGCAAACAGGACAAGATCGACGCCGAACGCGAAGCCGCCAAACGCTCCAAACGCTAGCACCCCATGGCGAACCTTAAAAAAGACGTTCAAATTGTCATTTCCGGCAAGGACATGACCGCAAAAGCGGCGTCTTCTGCAACGCTGGCAATGAAGCGTTTGGGAACGGCGGCAAAAGCGGCCGGCATTGCAGTTGCAGCGACAGGAGCGGCGGCGGCGGCGGCATTCACCAAGATTGCCAAAGACAACATTGCCGCGTTCGACAAGCTCGCAAAGGTTTCCGGCAAGATCGGCGTTTCCGTTGAAAGCCTTTCCGCGCTCGCACACGCCGCAGAGTTGACCGGAGTCAGCCAAGACACGTTGAACATGGCGTTGCAGCGGTTTACGCGGCGGGTTGCCGAGGCTGCAAAGGGGGAAGGCGTTCTTTCCAAGGTCATGGAGGAATTGGGAATTCAATTGCGCGATTCCAACGGCGAAATGCGGGCAACGACCGATATTCTTGCCGATTACGCCGACGCAGTCCAAAACGCTGAAAGCGACCAGGAGCGTTTACGCCTTGCCTTCAAGGCGTTTGATTCCGAAGGCGCAGCCCTGGTTAACCTGTTGCGCAACGGATCGGCCGGAATGCGGCAACTGACCAATGAAGCCGCCAAGCTTGGTATCGTCATCGATCGAAGCACCGCAGCAAAAGCCGAAGAATTTAACGACCAGTTGACGCGCATAAAAGCCGCCGGCCGCGGGTTGGGTATCACGTTAACATCCGAACTTTTGCCGACGCTTACGCAAATGGCTGATGCCATTGTGCGCCAAGTGAATCGGTTTAACGAATGGCGCAATTCGACTTTCTCACTTCAAAAGCAAATCCGGCAATCTGTCGAGGACATGCAGACCGTGTTTTTTGGTGTCACCGAAACATTGCACGACTTTTGGGATGGGTTGCGCCTGGTTTACGAAATGGTTGCCAGCGTAGGCATGGCGATAGGACAACTTGCCGCAATCGTCCATAACGTTCTGTTGAAGAACATTGAAACCGCCGTGCAAATCTTTGGCACTTGGCGCAAATACATGGGCGACGCCGTCCAGACCGCGCGCTTGCTAGCGTTCTCTGTTGTCAATTTGGGCGACGCCATGGCGTCACTTGCGAAAGGCGACACCGCGGGTTTGCAGCAAATCCGCAATTCGCTTGTGTCGATTGGCAAGCAATTCGACGGATTGGCAAAATCGTTTGGAACGTCGTTCAAAAAGACAAGCCACCTGGTTGCCAGCACGTTTGAAGACGACATGGAACTTGCCGTTTCAGGCGTGCAAAATCTTTTTGCCGACCTTGAAGCGCGTTGGGACGTTCTCGCGCGAGATGTTTCGAAACCGTTGTTTATTCCTAGTCCGGTTCAAGGACCGGCACAGAAAAAGCAACTTTCAGGCAAAAGTTTTGCGCCGAGTATTGAAAGCGAAACCGTTGAGCCAAACGCGTTAAACGATGAAATCCTAACCTTTCAGGACAATATCGCCACCGCCCAAGCGAGCGTTGAGAGTTTTGGAGCAACAGCGAAGCAATCATTTGGGCAGGCCGCTAGTCAGATTGCAAATGCTGCGTTGAATGCTCAAAACATGAGCGACGCCGCGAAAAGCGCAGGCATTGCAATCGTGCAAACGTTCATTGACCTGGCAATTCGGCGCACGCTTGACGGCGTATTAATGCAGGCACAAGCAGCCGCCGGTATCTCTGCAATGTCTGGGATCACCGCGGCGAACGTAAGCGCAGGCGCAGCGACAGCGTCAGCATGGGCGCCAGCAGCCGCGGCCGTTTCCTTGGCGACGTTTGGCGCCAATAGTGTTCCCGCTAATGCCGGATTAATTTCAACATTCGGATTGGCGCAATCACTTTCGACGCTCGGAAAGCTTTCAAGCCTTGTTCTCGGTCAGGCACATGATGGCGTTGTGTTTCCGCGTTCAGGTTCCTACCTAATGAACGTCCAAAAGGGGGAACAAATCATACCGCGGACGCCTGGACCGTCTGCCAGCATGGGCACAAGCGGGCCGTTGGAAATCAATTTGCAGATCGGCACCCGCACACTGGCGCGCGGCGTTATGGACGCCGTTCGCGGCGGCACCCTGAACCTAAAGGTTTCCAACACTCAAAAGGTTGTTACCGCATGAGCGCGATAATTGTCAAAGGCATGAAAGACGTTGTCAAAACGTTAAACCGTCTTGAGCGAAAGTCACGTTATGCGACCGCCGCAGCGATCAACAAAACCGCCTTGGATTTGCAGACCTACACCGTGAAACGGATTTTGCCCGACGCGTTCACGTTGCGCGCAAAGGGCAATCCTTGGCAGAAACCAAAAACCAAGTACGGAATCAATCTCAAGCCGTTTGCGAATGTGAAGCGGCAGGGCAAGAACTTGCACGCAATTGTTGGTTCGCGCGCTGACTGGTTGGCCGAACAGGAAAAAGCCGGCATCAAACGCCGCAAGACGTCGTTGGCGGTTCCGACTGATCTATTGAAGAATGACGAGGACATTGTCCCGCGGCGACTCAAGCCAAAACGCTTAATCGAGAAATTCCAGCGGCAAAAAAAGGTAAAGGTCCGCGGGCAATGGGTTTTCCCGCTTACCAGGAAAAAAGGCGGCAGTTTCGAGCCGATCATTGAAATTGCCAGCAAGCGCGGATTTCCCGGCATTTGGGTAAGGACGCAGCGCAACAAAATTAGAATGCTTTACCGCTTCATTCCCACCGCCCGACTCGTTAACAAGGTGCGCTATAACGACAAGAGTTTGAAACGCATCAATTCCACCTGGTTGCGCCATTTCAAGAACGCATTGGATGTTGAGTTTGCGACCGGGAAACCATCAATTTGAAGTGAATTCACTTTTTAAACAATTTGGAGCAACGGCGGCATTGAGCCGGTTTTCTGTGGCGGATTTTCCGACGCTTTGCCGCCCGCGCTCCTTCTTCTTTACATGGCGACGATAGTAACATCCGGTTCCCAATTGGTTAACTTTGCCGACACTTTGACACTCACCGAGTCGTCAGAGAACACAATGTTGCCTGCGGAAAATGTGCTTAATGGTCGCCCAGGAACACGTTGGGAAACGGGAAGTTCAAGCGAAAATGAGAACCTTGTTATTGATTTAGGATCGCCGGCCGGCGGAACGCACTTCGGTTTCCTGAAACCAGAAGGCATAACGCAAACCAGTTCCGTAACGCTTGAAGGCAACGCAACGGATTCTTGGGGCAGTCCTTCCCTTTCGGTCGCCCTCAGCAGTTCCGGCGTCAAATCCTTCAGTCCAGACGTTTACCGATACTGGCGTTTTGTCTTCACCAAATCATCCGCAGGCACCGCCGCGCAGTTTTCCGCCTTTTTCCTTGGCGGTTCGACGACGTTTCCCGTTATGGAATACGATGGTTACAACGAGGACCGCGTAGACCGTAGTTCCACAATTATTGCAGAGGGCGGCAGCTATACTGACCAGAGACTAGGATACTTGCGATTTACTTGCCCGTACAGCGACATAACCAACGTCGAAAAGACTACCATACTAGGGCACTGGGACACTTACGGCACCCATACCGCATTCTATTTTCAAGCCGACGACACCGAGTTAACAACCTGGTACTATGTTAAATATGCAGAGCCGCCGCGGTTTGAGAATACCGGCCACGACGGCAGTAATTTGTTATGGTCGACCACGTTGACCTTTAACCAGGAAATAAATACGTAAAATGGCAGTTCAAACCGTAAATTTCACGATTCCAGCCGGCGACAATAGCACTAAGCCGAGAAAACTAACGTTCACCTTGCAATCGTCGCCCGTCATCGATTCCACGGATCTGGTGATCGGCGAAATGGTTTGCGTTGCTTGTGCCGCCGACGGGACCGGGAGCGTTACGCTGCATCCTGGCAATTACAAACTGGAAATCGACGGGGAACCGAATACGTCGACCATTTCCGTTCCGACCAGCGGCACCCCGCACCGGCTGGAAAGCCTGACCGGAGCCGGCACGACGTACACAAACAACGACATTTTGAGCGGCGGCGCACAATGGCCCGAACAATCTACAAAACCCGACGCACCCGCGGCGGATAAGTGGAAATTCTACGTGAAAAGTGACGGCAATTTCTACAAGCAAGACGAGAACGGGACCGAAACCGCTTTCGAGGCCGGCGCAGGAATCGCAACTGTTCAGGAAGAAGGAGCGTCATTGACGCAACGAGCAACGTTGAACTTCATTGGCAACGCTGTAACCGCTGCTGACGATTCTGGAAGCAGTCGAACCAACGTGACGATTTCCGCAATGACAGCTTCCAGCGCGGACACGTTCACAAATAAAACCTTTGACGCGAACGGGACCGGAAACAGCCTTTCAAATGTTGAAACGGCCGACATTGCAGGCGGTTCCAAATCCGGTTCCGATGGGACGCTCATTACCGGCACCGCTGGAACGTCCGGCGATCTGGTGCAATGGGATGCTAACGGGGACGCCGTTGATGGACCCACGCCGCCAAGCGGAACGATTGTCGGCACGACCGACGCGCAGACGTTGACCAACAAAACGATTTCCGGCGCATCTAATACGCTTTCAAACATTGCGACTTCTTCCTTGGCGTCCCCGACAGGAGCGGACGGAAATGTTTGCACGGGAACGGCAGGCACCGCGGGAG